CAGCTACAACCTTATCTGGTGCTTTGCCTTATTCTGATTTAACAGGCACACCGACCATCCCTACTAACAACAACCAATTAACTAATGGAGCTGGGTACACAACAAATACAGGAACACTTACTCAAGTTACAAGTGGCGGAGCAACAACTGTATCAGCAGGAAATGGTATTGGTTTAAATACGGGTAGTGGCACTATAACAATGTCTGGCTCATATACAGGCAACTTTTCTGCAACTGGAAACATTACCGCCTATAGTTCTGATGAAAGATTAAAGGACTTTAAAGGTAAAATAGAAAATGCTTTAGACAAAGTTGACAGACTAAGTGGCTATTATTACGAATGGAATGATACAGCTAAAGGTATTGATGCAGAGGCATTTAAAGATGGTGTTGAGGTTGGTGTTAATGCTCAAGAAGTTGAAGAAGTTATGCCAGAAGTTGTAGCAGAAGCACCGATTGTAAAAATCCACGAACTAGATACAGATTATAAAACAGTTCACTACGATAAAATCGTTCCATTGTTAATTGAAGCAATCAAAGAACTTAAAGTTGAATTAGATAGTCACAAAAAACATTGCACTTGTGGAGATAGCTAATGACATTACCTGCATCAGGGACAATCTCAATAAATTCTCTCGTAGGTGAGTACGGTGGCTCTGGAAGTCACAGCCTATCAGAATACTATAAAGGTGGAAGTTTTGTAGCTAATCACAGCAACAACGCAAACGTACCTACTTCAGGAACTATTTCATTGTCAAATTTTCACGGACAGAGCAACACAAATCCAACTGATAACTCTGTTACTATTAATGGTTCAAGTGGAACAAGAGGAGTTATCTTTGGTTCTGGTGTCAATTACGGATGGGCAAGTGGTTCTTATGGTGGTCAAGCTTATGGTGCTAATGGCAGTGCATCAGATACAAGTTGGCAGTTAGGCACTAACTCAACAAAAAGAATGTTAGCTGGAGCAGTTGGTTTTTCATCAACTGATATGAAATCAAATACTACTTATGGTATAGAAATTTTCTTAGCGACTGGCTCTGGTAATACAATTACATCAGGTACTACGGCATATCCTCTATCTTCTAGTGGAGGAGCGGCGGCTGTATATAGTGAGATAAGTGGCAATAAATTATACCTTAATGGCACGCAGTATGTTGATTTTGGAAACAATGGTTCTAGCTCCCCAGGGAATGGCATTTCTTTAGTTGTTGATGATGGTACGGGACAAATGAATGGTTACGGCGCACATAGACTTAAAATAATTCAAAGTCACAGTTCATCAGGCAGCACAGCAATAGGTAGTGGTATAGGTAGCACTTTTACTGGTTCATTAACACTTGAAATAAAATGATTTTAGAATTTGAAAAGATACAAAAAGTTTACGCACATAAAGATTGTGAACACATTATTAACGGTATCATTGTTTTTGATGATTTAATTGAAACTAAATATGTTCCGACAAACTTTTCTGGTGAAACTAAATATTTTTATTTGAGAGATAAACACGTTGAATGGGACACTAAACAAAAAGAAGCCCTGCAAAAATATTTACACGAATGGTTTGATGAACTTGGATACGACTCAACTAATTATTTTATTGACACAGATACAGCAGAAATAAAGCAATTCTGTTCAGAAGCTGATGTAAACAAAATATTAACAGTTAATGAAGACGCAGAATCAACATCAACGGAAGAAATATAAATGAAAATTACAATGACGCTTTTTAACTATGTAAAAGTTGACGATACGTTACAGTTATCTTTCATAAAAGGTAATGTTGGCGATGTTATAATCCGTCACAAATTAGAAGAACAGCCACACGCAGATAAACTTAGTTACTTAGATAATTACAAAATACAACAAAATTTGAGCAATCATATTTTACTGAATGGTAAAATAAAAGTTTCTTATAAGTGGCAAGATGATGAAAATATTACACAACAAGATGTAGATAAAATTTTAGAAATTAATAAATCATATCCAGAAGAAAAGAGTGTAACACACGAAGTCGCTGACAATAGTTATAGCTATACAGGTGCTTATAATGGTGATGTTTCTGAGTGGTTAGATAGAAGTTTTAAATATGAACTTGCATCAAGTTTCGTTTCAATAGAAAGCCTTGAAGATGATACAGTTATGATATGTATTATTCCAAATGAATATGGGTGGAAAGTAAAAAACATAGACATACCACCTAATCAATCTGCAACTTTTACTAGAGAAGATGCTACGACATACTTATTACCGTGTGATACTTGCGAAGTTACCAACGAAGATAACACACATACATTTAATCAATATGATATTAAGAAATTAACAAAGGACAATGAGTACAGCATAAAAAATGTTAGCGATAAAATTTGCAAAGTCATTGTTATATGTCGTTAATTAAATTTTTAAAATTATCTTACAAATACTACAAAGGTTCTGCTGATACTAAGCCTGATATAAAAGAGATTTTTAGTTTCATTCACGAATTAGATAAGACAAGAAGTAAAAAGATACAGATGCAATGGCAACGATACCCAGTTGCATACAAAGTCTATACAGGAAAATCGTACTTAGAAAATCTTAAAGATAATAATTTTGAAGAAAATACTTTTGGCCACGATTTGCAACAATGGTTTGAAGAAGATAATTACGATTTATTTAAAGAGAGCCTAGATACTGTAATTATAAAAAATAAATTAGATGCTAAGTTTTGGGAACACCACACATTCCAACATGACGTTATCCATTTTTTAAATAATTATGATACTTCGCCTATTGGTGAAGTCATGGTGTTATCTTTTAATTTAGCTAAAGAATGGAGATGGTCATACTTTGCTATTTTGTTTTCATCTTTGTTTATTGCATTAAGAAATACTTTTACAAAAGGCGGTTGGAAGAAAATTAAGTATATACCAATCCTAGTTTATATAAGGCTAGTTATAGAAGGTTACAAAAAAGGTAAAAAGGCTGAATGGTTAATGACAATAGATTTTGAAGAACTCTATGGTTTACCAACAGCAGATGTAAAAAAATTATTAAATGTTAAGCCCTCAGTCTATTGGGAACATATAAAGCCTCGCTGGGCTAAATTACATAAACATTACAAAAAATTTAAGGAGAATAATGGAGCTACTAACACGAAGACTGCAAGCTAAGGAAGCTGAGATAGCACAATACTTAGTGATTATTGAAAATTTACAACAACAACTAAAACAACAAGAAGAGGAGTGCAATAAATGTACGGAAAAAAATCTAAACCAAAAAAACCAAAACCAAAGCCTAAAAAAAGAAAAGGGTAAGTAATATGAACTTTGATTTAATTAAAAAAGTATATGGCTACGCTATGATTAACGTACCTCTATACTGGATTGTAGTTGCAGTTATAGTTACAGCAATAATTATCTAATGAAAGACATAAACGAGATTAATCTCGAAATCGAGCGTATCCACGCCGATATAAAACTAATTGAACAATCAATTGACACCATAAAGAATAATCACCTCGCTCACATTCAAGATGACGTTGACCGCATTCAAAAGATAATGTGGGCGATTGGTTTCGGAGTGTTTACACAATTCATCATTGTTATAAGAGACATGATAGTATGATGCTAGACATAATAAAACTAGCAGTTGGTGCTGGTTCTCACATCATTGGTAACAGACAAAAACGCAAAATGTTAGAGTCTGATGCTGCACTAAAACACGCTGAAAAGATGGCGAATGGTGAAATAGAATACCAACAAGTAGTTAAACAATCTCAAGACAATGGATGGAAGGATGAATTCGTTCTCATTCTCATATCACTACCAATTCTCGTTTTAATATGGAGCATCTTTAGTGATGACCCGACTATAAAAGAAAAGATAGATATTTTCTTTGAACAGTTTGGAAGTTTACCAATGTGGTATCAAGCACTCTTTGTTGGAGTTGTAGGTAGTATCTACGGCCTTAAAGGAGTTGATATTTTTAGAAACAATAAGAAATAATGTGGTTTGTCATAACGATTATGCTTACTTTCAATAGCGGAGAAGTAGTATCAAGAGAATATCTACAAGAAACTTTTCCTGACACGTGGATTTGTCACAAACACATTGCAAATCATAAAGTAGAGCTGCTGTTACCGCACCTGCAGGAAAACTTGAAGTCGTTCGAGTTCTTTTGTGAAAGCAGATACGGGTCAGAAGTATGAAGATAAGTGATAACACTTCAATCTCAATGCCTATGCGTAATCTCCTGTCTATCATAGGAGCTGTCGCAGTTGGTGCATGGTTTGGTTTTGGAGTTATTGAAAGATTAAATGTTATTGAAACAGAATTACAACTTATTACAAAAGATTTAGAAGCTGCAAATGAGTTTATCGCAGGAGTTCCTAAAGGGGATATGGTCTCACCACAAATAAATGAATTATTTATGCTTGTAGAATTTATTTCTAAGAACCAAGAGAAGCTTAAAATACAAATGGAAGAAGAAATTCCATTGATACTTAAAAATGACATGACCATTCAATTCCACGAAGAACGATTAATCAGTTTGGAGGAAAGAAAAAATGGGAGTCATTGAAACAGTTATCATTCTAAGCCTATACGTCTTTGATGGAGGCAATAAAACTATTGAAGGCTGGTATCATCAAGAAAGTTTAGGGGAATGTTTAGAAGGTAAAAGAACTGCAGAGAGGAATGCTGGCAACCAAGTGCAATATACGTGCACATTAGAGGACTGCGAGATGTCCATAGATAAAACAGGGGTGAAACATTGTGAGAGGATTATTAAATAGTGGAAGAAAAAGATACTATCGAGTCAATTGTTGACCAACTACCCATATTGCTAGTACGGCAAGCTTATAAGAAATTAAAAAGTGGTGAAGACCTCACCGCCTCAGAGATAAAAGTATGTTTAGAAGTCTGTAAAACGTACAGCCCAGAAGACATAGTTAAAAAGGCAAACAACATATTAGAAGAAGTGCCTTTTGATGTAGATGAATAAGATACAAAACTTTAAAAACTTTTTGTATTTATGTTGGAAACATCTGAACTTACCAGAGCCAACACCAATACAATACGATATTGCTGATTATCTACAGGCAAAAGACAAACGATTAGTTATACAGGCCTTCAGAGGTGTAGGTAAAAGTTGGATTACGTCAGCTTATGTCTGTCACCAATTACTATTAAATCCTAATAGGAATATTTTGGTTGTTTCTGCTAGTAAAACTAGAGCCGATGACTTCTCTACGTTTACACAAAGGCTCATTGGTGAAATGCCAATGCTACAACACCTAATCCCCCGGGATAACCAAAGACATTCAAAGATTAGCTTTGATGTTGCACCTGCTAGAGCTTCACACGCTCCAAGTGTTAAGTCTATGGGTGTCACAGGACAGCTTACAGGTTCACGTGCAGATTTAATTATTGCTGATGACGTTGAGAGTGCAAACAACTCTCAGACACAGCTTATGCGTGATAGATTAAGTGAAACAGTTAAAGAATTTGATGCGATTATAAAACCAGAAGTAGGTCGCATTGTATTTCTAGGGACACCACAGACAGAAATGTCTTTATATAACTCCTTAGAAGAACGTGGTTACAAGACACGTGTATGGCCAGCTCTTTATCCTACAAAAACACAGACCGTAGGGTACGGACAAAAGTTAGCTAAAGTTATTGCTGAGAATAAAACTTCAGAAGGTAAGCCTACAGACCCAGATAGGTTTAACGAAGTTGATTTAATGGAACGTCTAAGTTCGTATGGGCGTAGTGGTTTCAATTTGCAGTTCATGTTGGATACAACATTGAGTGATGCGAACAGATACCCGCTCAAACTAAACGACCTCATCGTAGTTTCAGGTTGCTCTTCATGGAAAGAAGCACCTGCAAAAATACAATGGGCTTCCGGGCAAGACCAAATTACAGCGATTAGCTCAGATACACCAAATGTGGGTCTTAAGGGAGACTACTTCACCTCTTATTTATATATGAGTGAAGAATTTGCGCCTTGGGAGGGAACAGTTATGTCAATTGACCCATCAGGGCGTGGAGAAGATAGAACAGGTTATGCAGTAATGAAGATGTTGCATGGTGTTTTGTATTTAACAGCTATTGGCGCACTAGAAGGTGGCTATAGTACAACCACATTGGAAGACTTAGCGCACATAGCTAAACGCCAAGATGTTAATTATGTCGTTATTGAGAGTAACTTTGGGGATGGCATGGCAACACAATTGCTAAAACCGGTGATGTCCAAGATACATCCATGCGAAATAGAAGAGGTCAGACACAATATACAAAAAGAGAAACGTATTATTGATACCTTAGAGCCCATTATGAATACGCATAGGCTCGTAGTAGACCACGATATTATTAAAAAGGACTTTGAGTTACCTCCTGACCATCAATTGTTTAGACAAATGACACGTATCACACGTGATAAGGGAGCTCTTAGGCATGATGACCAAATAGATGCAATGGCAATAGCTGCAAACTATTGGGTTGAGCGTATGGATAGAGACCAAGTGCTCGCATTCGACCAACACAGAGAAGAAATGCTCGACCGAGAGCTTGAGACATTTATGGAAACAACAATTGGCGCAACACCAAAAGGAGATAATTGGTTATGAATTATGATGACGTAAAAGAGAGTATTAAGCTGCACG